ACACCGTCTGCAAGTGGATGTTCTTCTGAATACAGTAATCCTTTTGAAGGCAACGGTATTATCTCTGTTGGAAAGTTTGTTTTTTTAACAGAGGTTTGTTTGTGTTCTGCAAGAAGTTGTGCTTTAATATCGGCATCAGACACAGCTTCTTCATTTGCTACATTGTAGCCGGTTGGAATTTTTGACATAACTAAATCCTATAACATTGTGTAAAATAAAACGTTTTAATATACCTAAATAAATATGGGTATACCGAAAAAATCAGTATACCCGTATTTTAATTCAATTTCAATATGATAATACAAATCGTATTAGTATTGGAGGATAGCATAATCGTATGCGAGTGTGAGAGAAATCTCAACAAATGCATCGTTTGCCCAATCCATTTCACCGAATGTTGTTGCAGTGATGAATGCACCTTTCAATGTCCATTCTTCAACCTTATCACCAACAGGTCCGAGAACATGAAGTGTTATGTCTTTCTTGTAAAAGTCAGAATAACCATCACGACCTGTTACAGATTCGTGTGAAAGACGCACCCATTCCATCGTTGCCTGAGCAGCAGAAGGAACTATGGGATCGTATAACTTGATTGTAATGTCTTGCCATTCACCCTTTCCCTTTACCTTTCTCTTAACGTTAATATGGTCAAGTGTGATTGGATTGAAACTGATGTTTGGTCTACCAGCACCTTTTACCAAATATGCAGGAACTCCCTCAATATACATGATAAATCGGTTCTGTAATTTTGGCTCAAACGGTGTGAAAAAAATTTCATTGGGATCGAGTAATTCAGCCATTTATATCTCCAAATTAAAAATATCTTTGTAAATAAATATACAACTTTGAAAAAAATATGGGGAGAGTATTTCATCTCCCCACTTATATCAATTAAGCACCTGGAAATGCCGCACCTGTTGATTGAATGTTGAAATCAAGAATGATAAATTCAGCAGTCTTTGCAGGTTGTAGGAACAATTGTCCATAAAGAATGTTACGGTCAATTATTTCAGGTGTATTGTTACTTTCATCCATGATAACACGGAAAGCATACAAACCTTGACGTTGTTGGATTGACTCCAAGTAAGGTGTCACGATGTTCAAGAATCTTGAGCGTGTCTGTGAAGTGTTTTGTTCAAACACAAGGTATCTTGTGGAAGAAGCAATAAACTTCTTAGCAGCAATCAAGAGACGGCGAACATTGATACGGTCAAGAGCAGAAGGTCTACCTTGTAATGTTTTTTGACCCCAAACACAAACGCCAGTTGATGGGAACACTGCAATAGGATTGATTCTTGCCTCATAGAGAGTATCACGTTCAGCGTGAGTCAATCTTGACTTTACTTCAACCACTTCTGTAAGACCACCACGATTCAAACCTGCAGGAGCGAACCATTCAGCAGCAACACGGTCATTAAATGCGATAACACCAGGAAGAACAACAGAAGGTGGAACCCAAATTGGTTTGTTTCTATCAAAGTCAAGAATCTTAACCCAAGGATAATAAGTTGCAGCGTAGTTACTGTCAAACCCTTCGGTTGTTGATACTGCAGTTGCAATGTTATCATTGATACCAACAGCATCCATTACATAGAAAGCATCACCACGGTCTTCACACATATCTTTAGCATAAGTTGTTATTGCAGAATGCAAAGAGTGAAGAACACCCGGTGTTGAAATCATGTTAATATCAAATTCGTCAGCATTTGAAATTGTATCAAGTGCCTTCTTGTAAGAAGTATATCCATCAGTAGTTGAATTTGATATATCAAATCCTTGTGTATTACCAGCGTCAATATATGTTCCTAACTTCTTCTGAAGATTTGGCTTGTGACCATCAAATCCACCTTGAAGTGGCACTATAAATTTACGAGAATCCAATGCAGTGTTTGTAGACAAATCAATTGATGAACTATAAGCAGCTGCACTTGTTGGGAAACTTGCACCAGGATTTTGTTGATAATCACCAAGATAGAAGTCTACGTTACTTCCTGTTGTTTGATTTGCAATAATTGGCAATGGACGAAGATAATTAAAGTTATCAGTATTTGAGAAATCATAAGAGAATCCCCAATATACTCGTCTATTGTAAGCACCACCGGCTACTTGATCAGATACGAATGTAGCAGCAGCAGGTTGTGTAAATTGATCAGGTATAGGTGATTGTAAAGCACGGAATCCGAAAGGAACCAAATTAGGAGATACACCACCGTTTATTACTGCCTCTGTTACTTCAACACGAATATATTTTGACTTGTTTGAATAATCGCCATTAACAACAACTTTACCTTCGTCTGTAATTGTGATATATCTATCACCAACTACGCGAGAAATAAATTTGGGTGAGTTAGGATCCAAGTTACACTTAAATGATTCGATTACGTTTGGACGCAAATCTTCGTCTTCATAGGTAAAAGGAGTTGTTGGTAATTTAGATTGATCAACAAATCTAACAACAACATCAAAGTCACCGTATTCTGAACCAGCGATTGTTCCAGCAGGACGAATGTTAGCGATACCAACTTTTACTTCATAGTTTGAATGAATACCATGAGAAATGGTATGGAATTTGAAAAGATTAGTTGCAGTAGCACCAACCTTTTGTGATGTTATCCAAGGTGTAGATGCCTCAAGATAATCAGTTGTGAAATCCCAAGGTGAACCAGCAGAGCCAGTTTCAATCAATATGGTAGTTGCCGCATCGGCTGCCATAGAAGCAGATGCTTGTTTCTTAAAGTTTACATAGTTGTATACAGCGTGAGTGCCGTATGGGTTATATCCATACAAATCACCAATAAATGCAGAACTTTCTGGATTTATAGAAGAACTGAAAGCAGTTCCATTTTCACTGATAGCATTTGTGAATGCAGAAGCATCTGTTGTAAATGAACCAGATACAGTAATAACAAAACTACCGCTGTTATTTGCAGAAACTATTGTTTTTTCAAACAATGNTGTTGCATCAGAATTAGTTACAACGAAAGTTGGATGCAAGAAAGAAATCAATTTCTTGCCCCAAGAACCAGTAGCAACAAGTGCAATCGGATGTTTCAGAGAATATCCACCAGATCCAAGAACACGAACTATTGTTGCACTTCCGGCATTGTTAAGATAGTTCTTTGCTGTGTATGGTAAATATGATTGCTCATATGTATTACCGAAATGGGTGACAAAATCACCAAAACTATTAACTACTGTTGGGACAAATGCAGGTCCCTTAAGCGTGGGTCCAATCAGAGCCGCACCAATGTTACCAATTCCTTGTGGAAGGAATGAGAGATCCATTTCATTAGTAAACACTCCAGGACTTACAATTCTTTCATTAGCCACTTATTATCTCCATAAAATTATAGAATGTATTGTATTCTGCATATAAATATGAAACAAAAAATTCAAATTATGATTTTGATGGAATAAATTTGCCAGAATCTAAATCCAATACACCGTCACCATATTTTTCATTTAGTTTCTTTACTAATTCACTTTCATCAGTTTGTAGATTGGAGTAATCGGTAAAAAGTCTTTCTCTCAATTCCTTCATTTGTTCCAATCTTTTGTTTAGAAGATGTAACTCAATTTCTACTTGACCAATTTGTGCAGTTGTTCTAGCATAACTTGATTGTAAACCTTTTACGGTATCAATATCTTCTTGTTCAAAATCTTTTTCTGTAACTGTGTTTTCAGCATTCTCTGCCATATAAAACCTCTCTTAAAAATTGTAAAATATAACACTAATAAATATGTTCCAAAATTATTAGAATACGAATTTAATCCGTTTCATCTATTTCAAATGTATAAACATCCGGAGACCTTGATAATGAAATATCAACCATTTGAGCAACACGGCGTCTAAATGCAGCCAATGATTCATCACCTTCACCATTTACATTACCAAATCTTCCACGATTGGCAGAATCTTGTCCTGCACCTCTCAATCTTGAATTTAGATCATTTGTTGTTCCGTAATAATTTACATTATCTGGATTCATCATAGAGTTAATATCGCCGAACATTTCAGAAACAAATCTGATTTTATTAGCACTAATAACTCTCTTTGTAGTTGTATCTGCACCAACATCTTTTGGTATAAGATAACCATGAACGGTTATTTGAAATGTAGAACGAACTACACGGTCTTGACCAGTAGTGTTGTTATCTTCTATATTCATTGAATCCATATTTGTTGAAAACTTAAAATAGTTTTTATCACCGAATGCCTGGCCGCTGAAATAAACAAACTGTTCAAGTATATGGTTCAATTGATTTTGATATTCACACCAAACTATGAAGTCATATGTAATATCAACAAAATCAGGCATAGGAGTCATATAATACTCATACGATGGTTTTCTTTCATATTGTGTGCTAAATCTATCGTATGGTGTCATTCTATTGTAACGATGTTGCATTACATAAGCAATCTGTTTTGTTGTTGCAACTTTATTACGTTTTAATGTTTGATTTATTGCAACAGCAG